GCATTAGAATCTGAAGTACATTCTGATGTTGATTCATATAAAAATTCTGATGCGTTCTCTTCCCCACCTTCAGATTATGATGAACAATGGGATGATGACGATGGATACCCAGATTAACTATGAAACCAGAAATTAAATTAGTAAGTGTTACTCCTGATGCGGAGAAGCACATGGGATATGTTGCTCGCGTTAGCAACCCCAAGAACCAGGACAATGATAAGTTCGCTGGTCTTCTTAAGTACTGCATCAAACACGGGCACTGGAGCGTCTTTGAGCAGGCATTCATGACCGTTGAGATCAATACTACCAGAGGACTTGCTGCACAGATCCTAAGGCACCGTTCCTTTACCTTCCAGGAGTTCTCACAGCGGTATGCTGATGCTTCTATGTTGGATGATATTATACCTATTCCTGAGTTGCGTAGACAGGATACAAAGAATCGTCAGAATTCTATTGATGATTTGGATGTTAAACTTGTACGTGATTATCGTATAGGAATTCAAAAACATTTTGATAATGCCATGTGGTTGTATAAAGATATGTTAGATAATGGAGTTGCAAAAGAATGTGCGCGGTTTGTGCTTCCTCTTGCTACACCTACAAGACTTTATATGACAGGATCAGTAAGGTCATGGATTCATTATATTGATTTGCGATCTGCACACGGAACACAGAAAGAGCATATGGATATTGCAGAAGGAGTTCGTTGCATCTTTGGTTGTCAGTTTCCTACTGTTGCTGAAGCACTTGGATGGAAACTTAATGATAGGTGTCCTGGGTGTGATGATGCCCCATCAATTCTTATTGAATAAATATTTTTATCTATTATTATACGCAAATGCCAACATACCCCG